TATAGACCTTTAAGGACGATTTAATATAACGATGCACTTCTTATAAGAAGGGTTATTTTTTGCTAGAGAGCTCCAAACTCTCGATGCTTTGTCTGAGGTTTCTCCATAATTACATTCATTAGGGATAAGTATGAAAGGCTTTTTAAACTTATCCCAAAAAGACCTGGCAAACTGTAAATACATTTGGATACCTAAGCCTTGACCTCGATATTTCTTTCTATTTCCTACACCGCCGACTTCTACTAGTCTTATTTTACCGCCCTTAGTTTTAACCTTCGGATATAGGTTAGATAGGACTGTCAGATCTTCCGCGCAGTTATATGAGGAAATGTCACTCTTTTGAGAGTAACTCCCAAATATATAGCCCGCTTCGGCTGGGTAATACACGGAGTTAGCAACGTCATTCGGGTCAATATGAAAATTTATTACTAAAGTAGTAAAACCTGGATTTCTCGTCCATTGCTCTTCATATTGTACAGGCCGTTCAAAGTTTTTGTTACCATGTATTTCTTTAAGGACACTATTAGAGGAAGCGTAGTGGGAGGCAATCCTCTCAAGGCGGTAGCTTAGCTCGCTAATTCTCTCTGAAGCGGTTTTTTCATAATCTCGACCTTTCTCTAGTTTTACTACTTAAAGCACTAATGGATGGAAAAACGAAAAAACCCTGCCCCTCAGAGAGAGACAGGGTTTCTTCTTAACCCTTAGACGCTTCCCGAAGGAGAGCGTCTAATCACAAGCTGTTAATATTAGCGAGTGATGGTGAGGCGAACGAGCCCGCGAGGGTTGAACGCGCCGATACCGAGGTTCTCGAAGCAAGAGAAACCAACAGTACGAGCCTTAGGGTCATCTGCGCTGAGGACAGTAAGCTCAGTACGGACAGGGATGCGACCGAACATCTCAGGCTCACAGCAGACGTAAACAGTACCGACAGGTACGATACGGCTAGTGATGATCTGAGCACCCCAAAGGCTAGCCTGAAGACCAGTCTTGAGGAGAGTTGCCTGAGACTCGATGTCGAGAATGTCACGACCAAACTTACGAACGTCTGCGTAATCGCGTGCGTTCATGAAGACGCGTGCAACACGGAGGTCGTGGCGCTCGATGAGGCTGTATGCGTCAGCAAGAACAGAACCGCTGATAGGTGCAACGACAGGGATATCTGCGTTAGTACCACCTGGGAGGCTGTCAAAGCCCTCAGTCGCGATAGCGTCGAGGATGCTGAAGACGCGCTCGTCCTCTGCCGCCTGAATCTGTGCGCGAGCGAGATCCTGAGCACGCTCGATGAGGTCGAAACGACGCTCTTTGATCTGCGTGAGTGGGATCTCAGGGTTTGATGCGATCTCGAAAAGAGGGAAGATCACACGACGTGGCTTGGTGATAGCAAGAATGTTCTCGCCCTCTTCACCTACCACGAACGCGGTCACGTCAGGGTCTTTGTCGTAGATCGGAAGTGCGCCGTCAGGGAGTTGCTCGACCAAGAAAGTCTTACGTCCGACAGAGCTATAGTCACGGCGAGTACGGAGTGGCTGAGTCATTGAAGCGGCGAGCTTCGCACGACCCTGCGGAGTCTTAATGTAATCGCTGATAATCTTAGATTTAACTGCGTTAGTTACTGGTGCGCTCATGTTACTGACCTCCTATTAAATGCGCTGGTCGTAGACCAACTCGTTCTGAGTCGAGTCGGCAGGCATCTTAAGGATACCGATAGTGGTAGAAGCAGTACGACCATGCTCAACTTCAGCCGAAATAGCCGCGATGTCGATAGAAGCGACAGCGCCTGCTGAGTCGATGGTGTTACGAGGCATGAGGTAGCCGTTACGAGAAGCGATAAGCTCTGCACCTACGGTGTAGGTGAGGTCAGCGCCCTGTGCAACATTCGCACCGTCTGTGCCGAGAGCCTGAGTCTCAAAGAGAGCGTTTGCGTAAGTACCCTGTGCAGAAACGTAAGGGCCTTTACCGCTCGCCTGAGCAGGAAGGTTCTCGAATGGGCGACCATTCGCGTTGTTAAGAAAGACACCAAGAGGACGTACAAAAGTCTCTTGAGTAGCGACAGCAAGACCCTCTACGTTGCCACCGACGAAGTTTGAACCTGCGTCAGGACGTGAGAAAGCAACTGAGCCACCAAGAACACCAAGTACGGTGGTGGGGACGTTATCTGAGACAGTACCTGCGGTACTAACGACGGGTGGGTTCGTCTGAGTAAACGCATCATCAGTCAAAACACCAACGGTGTTACGAACACCGACGTGAAGAAGACGCAATGATGATGATGACTCTGTGAAACCACCACTTGCCTGTCCAAGCATAGCCATAGGATTAAACCTTTCGCTGATACTCCCTGTTCAGAGAGCAAGTGTAATGTGAAATAAGCTCTGTGAGTAATACTCGTTAATATTAGGTTAGAGTATTTATCAGTTATTGAAAAAAGGTGAGGGCTCAGGGAAACTAAGTCCCTGAGCCCTCACCTTTCTTCGAGCCTAACCTTATAACGGTTAGGTACGCACTGTCAGGCTAATCTCAGAAGAAAGCCTTTACGTCAGGAGCAGACTCCCAAAGCTTCGCAAGATCGTTGACCTCGCTTGAAGCCTCTTTGTTGATCGCACCGAGTGACTTAACACCTTCGCTAGACTTGCGACCTTGTGGCTTGAGTGAGGCTTTCTTAGAAGCGCCCTTAGACTCTTCCTCGTCATCCTCAGTCTCGTCATCCTCGTCCTCGTCTTCGTCAGATGCCGCCTTGAAGAGAGCTGCGAGGGTGTCGTCAGCTTCCATGTCTTCTGCGCTAAGACCCATAGTGTCGTCAGCAGAAGGCTCAAGAGAAGCGTTGAGGTCAGTGTCCTCAGCCATGATTTCTTCTGCCTCAGCATCACCTTCATCAAGCTCTGCGAGCATCTCTGCGAGCATCGCCTCAACGTCACTGTCATCGTCGTCCTCAGCATACATCTCATCGGCAGTCATACCACACGCCTCAACATCCTCAGCATACATATCTGCCTCGAAGTCCTCAGCCATGTGACCACCCTCGAAGTCCTCAGCATACATATCTGCCTCACAAGCCTCGATCTCCTCAGCGATTGAAGCGAGCTCTGCCTCGATGTCACTTGCGGTCATCTCGAAGTGGTTAGGCTCGTCATCTGAGTAGAAAGCGTGCGCGTGGTTCTGAGGAAGATCCATGTAAGTAGCCAGCTCTTCAGAAGCCTTCTTGTTTCTTCTGAGCTTCTTACGACCCTTACTCTTACGCTGACCGCTATCGTCAAGGTAGTTAGCACCGTATTGGCGGTTATACTGCTTCATAGCTTTGTTTGCGCCACCGCGAACCCAAGGCTTAAGAGGTTGATTGATGCCTTTGCGGGCTTTAGGGGCGGCGAGGTAGCCTTTACCACCTTTGTACTTACCGCGAGGGCCTTTCATACCCCACTTGCGGTCAGCCTCGATGTCCTCAGCAGTAATGCCAAGCTCATCCTCAAGAGCCTCGACCTCATCCTCAAGATAATCAAGCTCATCCTCTACGTTAGAGAGGTCATCTTCTCTTGAGAAACCTTGACCAAGACCTTGGCTTACCTCGTAAGGTGAGAGCATCTCGTCATCATCGAGGTCAATTGCGTCAAAAACTTCATCAGAGCCACCAAAATCGTCACGGCTAATCATGCCGTTACCTTCAACGTCATACGCGTCGAAGAGATCGTGAGCCTCGATCTCCTCAGCGAACATCCCAGCTTCAACATCATCCTCCATGTCCTCAGCGACCATGAAAGAAGAAGCTACGCGAGAGAGGGTGCGATTAACCTCGCCGTCGCTCAAGTCCATGAGCGCGAGAGCTTGGTCCTCAATCTCACGGGCGCTTGCGGTCTTACCGAGCATAGACTGTGCGATTTGAATACAGCGAGAAGCCTTACGCTCAAGGTGGCGACGTGACGCAGGGTGATCAGAAACCCAACCCTGTGAAGCAGGAGGCATACCGTTGCTATAAGGTCCTTCGTTTATCTCTGCGCCAAAGTCAGAGTCGATCCCGTAAGCGTCCTCTACAGGGTCTTCGTAAGATGCAGGGTGGGTGTGACCCTCCCAAGGAGTGGCAGGGTGTGCTGAAGCACTTCGCCAAGTCAATCGGTTCCTAGACATATTAGTGTCTCCTTAATGTCTGAGTAGTTTGCTGAGCCGTATAAGGACTCTTAACTGGGTTGGGCTAGGGTCAGCCCCAAGAAAAAAGGAAGCTGACTTGTGAAAAGCGCCTAACGACTCATAGTTAGTGTCTGAGCCTAATTTTAAGGCGGTCATATAGAGAGATTGTTCAATATTAACCCCAACTTTTTTATTGTAATCTTCTAAGAGACGCATCATCTCTCGATTGTCGGAAGCTGTTTTACTGATCATCTCAACTGCTGATACATAAGCGATTTTGCTTACACTACCCTCTTTAATGATCGTATCATTCATATGGGTAGTGCTGTCTTCAGGGCCTAATCCTTTAGGTGTCTCCATTTTATTAAGGTCGATCTTAATGCGGTTTTTAACCCGACCGACAACCTCATCGTAGACATCATTCTCTAGGTCTTTGAGTTTTTTAGTAGGGTCTTCCTTCTTGTCTTTCTTACCCTTCTTTTTATCAGAAGACTCTCCGTCGCTATCATCAGAGTCTTCTTCATCCTCTGACTCTTCGCCGTCCTCTGACTCTTCTTCATCATCTTCGAGCGCGTCCTCGACATCATCCCAAAGACCAGCCTCTTTTAAGAAGGCTACTTTTGCTAAGAGCGGAGTATCTTCTCCTGTAGGGAGACTAGAGAGCACAGGCTTACTGTCAGTAGCCTCGCCTCTCCATTCCTCAGGCACAGCGTTTAGAGGCGCAGTTTCTTCTTCTTCTTTACCCCATGACAAAATATTACGGGCGACTGCTCCTCTAAAAGCAGGAACAGCAACCCATGAAGCCTCTACAAAGTTAATCGCGCCTGTAGGGTCAATCGTCTTATGCCCACATAGTTCAGCTATACGGTGTTGACCACCCTTCTCATCGTAAAAGACGTTCCCCTTTTGATACTTGATGTGCTCACACATCTGAGTCTCGTCAGAGGCAACATTACCGCAGTAAGAGCATATCGTAAAATCGACTGAGCAACCCATGCTCATGCCTGACATCTTACCTGACTCTATCGACTCGATGAGGTCTTTATGTTTGCGGTTGGTAGCGACAAGAATATCAATATAGATGCTGTCTCCGATATCTCTCGGCACAGCATCTATAATGCGCCCTTTACTTAAATCCTCTATTTGAACGTGCTCCACAAAGTTGTGTGCGCCGATAAAGGTCTTGTAAGACTTAAGCAGAGCTTCTTTAGACCACGCGTCTAAGTTGTTATTGATATATTTGTCCGTGTCAGCAGAGATGCGGTAATCACTATACTTGCGGTGTATTGTTTTACCATCGTGAGTAATCTTACCCAGGTCTGCGTTAGGGACTTCTTCTACTTGAACACTCGCCATAATAGTGGCGTGCGTAAGTAGATATTTTGAGGGGTCGAAGGGCTCTCCCAAAACTTTGGAAGCCTGCTCCGTGACATTCCTCATACCTCTATTAGAGGCAGTAATAACTTTGCGCCAATGCAAGCCCTCAACGCGGGGCTTTACAATCTGAGCGCGTGCGTATTTAAGAAATGCCATATCTACTGCCTCTTACTTCTCAGCGAGCATACGCAAATATCGAGAAGCTACTTTTCTTACTAATGGACTGTTCGGTAAAGAGACACCCTGACCGCCAGCGGGGGTGTCATCTAATCCGAGTGGCCTTTCATCAGTATGTGCCACGTCTTCTACAGGGTGTCTCTTCACACCTTCTGTATACTGTACGTCAACCATACCGATAGCGGGAAAGACAGCAACTACCTCACCGTATATAGCGTTGTCCGATATACCGTTAACGCTGGGTCTGACGGTATCTCCTACTGAGAAGCGGAGAGCAGACTGCTGATAGTTTGTATAGTGGCTGTGCTTTCTCATAATCTTACCTTAGCGCCTTAATATTAGACGTTTGCTCCGCGAGAGCGTGAACGCTTACGGGCTTTGTTCTGTTGGTTGCGCGTAGACTGTGACTGCTTTTTACGAGGACGGTTGTGAGCCTTCTTTGCAGACTGGCTGAGTTTGGTGCGATGAGATTGAGAAAGATGCTTGGTGGCAGACTTACCATCCTCGTCGTCGTCCTCATCCTCGTCCTCATCCTCGTCCTCATCCTCGTCGTCCTCTTCAGAGGCGATAAGGTTAAGTGCCGCGAGTATCAGGCGAGCTTTCTTTTGAGTCTTCTCATCGTCGTCATCGTCGTCATCGTCGTCGTCCTCATCCTCTTCGTCCTCATCCTCTTCGTCCTCATCCTCTTCGTCCTCTTCGTCGTCGTCCTCATCCTCTTCGTCCTCTTCGTCCTCTTCGTCCTCATCCTCGTCAGAGGCAAAGAGATCAAAAGCCATCTTAGAGAGTGCTTCCTCGTCTACGAGGAAGTTATCCTCTTCCTCAGTCCCACCCTCAAGGAGAGAAACCTCATGGAAGTTGTGACCATGCTCAATCATGTCTGAGAGAGCTGAGAACTCCTCACCTGTAAATTCATTGCTGAGGTAAGTGTCCTCGTCGTCCATGCGAAGAGGGCCTTGGGTGCGCTGACCGACCTGTGAAGGGTCAAATCTACGTCCCTCAGTCATAGTGGTGTTCTTGCTTGCGCTCTTCTCAATAGCGTCTGAGAGGAGGTCGCAACGGTATGCGAAGTCAGTGCCGACGCTCTGAGGGATACCGAGCTGAGAAGCACTCTTCTCGAAAATCTCTGCAATTTGATCGAGAGTCGATGCGATCTTGTTTCTTTGTGACGCGGTGATGATCCTAGACATAGGGATTACTCCTGTGGGAATGGTGTTTTACTAAAAGGGGCTTTAATAGAAGATAAAACGAGACTTCATTTTCTCTCTGCTAATACCTCTTCGGCGCTTGGGTGTGAGTCGTAAAAGAGTTTCGGCTCTCTTTCACGAAGAGCCTTGTTTAAAGCTCGTTTCTGCTCAGAAGATAGCCAGGTTGCTTTTTCTTTGAGCTCCTCAAGCATCTTCAATTGTATACTCTTAAAGTCTTTAAGTTGCGACCTTGTTAGAGGCTTAATCTTAGACTTCGATTTAGACTTTGCAGGTTTACTCGAAGGCGGAGAGGAGGAGGTAGAGGAGGAGCTTTGAGACTTCGACTTAGTGCTCCCCTTTCCAGTAGTCTTCTTCCCCTGCATGATTTTTTCCATCTCATTGTAGGTCTTTAAGCACTCTTCGAGCATCCCTGAAGCGGCGGCTTTCTTCAAGATATCAATCATCCTGTTGCGAGCGTCTTCATGGTCTTTCTTATTAATCTTCCTTTGCTCATTAGTGAGCTTAAGATTATTTCGACCGTAAGGGTCTTCATGGTCGAAATCCTTTATCATATCCTCAATGTCGCTTACGGCTTTCGAGTTTGTCAGCCCTGTAATCTCGCCTATGGACATCCCGTCCATACTCGCGATCATCGCTTGGCGGGACTCTTCTGATAAAGGGTTCGTATAGATCTGTGTTGCTTGCTTAACAGCGAGCCCTCTCTCTCTTCGCGTTTTGCCCTTCTTCTCTGCATTAGCGATGAGCCTCTTAATCGCGCCGTCTGCGACTGTAAACTCTGTCTCTTTGTCGCCCTCTACAATCTGAGCTACTCCTAAGAGAGCAACCTTCTTCATCAGCGCCCCGCCTGTAGTGCTTTTCTTCTTTACAAATAAGTCGTGCGCGTTGTCGTAGGCTTTCTCTCTGTTCTCTTTAGACATAGCCCTGACATCACCAAAAGCCGCTACCATGCCTCTAGAGAGGTCTACGTTAGTCTCTCGCTTCTTCTTCTTCCTCTCAGCTTTCCACTTCTCGTAATATCGCTGGACAATCTTTTGATGCTTAGCGTCCTCTTTAGGCTTAAGGGAAGATAAGAGCACTTCGCGCTTAGTATTAGGGTTTTTAACCTTAACGTCAGCTAAGTCTTTATAGAATTGGTTGGGGAAGCGAGTGATTATCTTTTTTTTACGCCTCTGCCCTGCTTTTCTTTTGCGGAAAAGGTCAGGGTCACCTCCTTCACTCTTGCCTACTCCTCCCATGTCAGGGTCGCGAGAGTCCACATCCTTGCCGATGTACTTGCTGCGCGTGCCTACGTGAGGAGGGAGCTTACGGGGCTCTTTACGAACCTTCGTGCCGATTTCTTTGTCCTCTTTCTCGGCTTCTGTCTTAGACGCTACGATAAACCTGAGAGCGACTCTTGAGGGGCTAGCGCCTACAAACCTCTCCAGGTTTCTGCTCGCTTGCTTGAGTAAGATTTGATTGAGAGTAGGCTCATATGAGCTGGCTGTTTTCCTCATGTCGAAGCATAGGGGGGAGAGCCCTTTCCTAATCTTACGGATCGCTTGAGCAATCTTGCGCTCGTCAGCCCCGTCCACCCAACGCTCTTGTAGGTATCTAAAGTAATCAGGCGCTCGCTCTATCTGCTTAGCGAGTGTACCCTCAGTATCTAAACTGATCGCCTCTTCAAAGAGCCCCTCTATTGTGAGGAGGTGCTTTCTTATGCAGTCAGGACACCTCTTCTTAACTTGATTGAGGTGGTCTTCTAATAAGACGATCTGCTTACATATCTCCCTGAGATTAAACTTAGGGGACATTATGGGGTAGAGCTCCCCTGTAAACTCGTATGGCTTCATAAGATAATACTCTCCTGCTCACTTTACCTCTGTGTATTTTATACAAGGTTAAGCGAGCAGGAGAGATCACCCTCCAGTGTTCATCCCTCTGAAATAAACTTATTCAGTTTCTTCGCGTTTTTCAAGACTTCTTCGACACCCAATGCAGGCATCTCCATTTGATCGACGGTGTTCTTGATATTTGCCAGCAGAGTCTCAGGGTCGCCTTTTAAATCTTGCTGAGAGATGAGGAAATCATTTTGCGCTTGGAGGTATGCGAGTTGTCTCTGAGCTTTATCTTCGACAATGTGCTGAGCCAAGTGGAGCACTTCGAGACGAACCTCGTATGGAGTCCTACCTGAGG